CCGATTTGGCGTGTTTCCGGGCATAGAGGCGGGTATAGAGGGCACTAAACGCGAAATTTTCGGAGGGCCGCGCTGCGGGAGTCAATGACCCATCAATGACGGGTAGCCGTTTCCCGTTTAATAACCCGAAGAAAAACGCCGCGCTCGCGCGTGTGCGCGAGTCGAGGGCCCCTTCAGGGCCTTCCGCGCGCGTCCGCCAACAAAAGTATTAAGGGCTCGCGACGGCGGATAAGCATGCTTTAGATTTGCTTTTTGACTCGGTGCGTACAATATTTCGGTAGGCTTGAGCGGTCTTTACTGGTATGCCAAACTCTGCAGCGACTAGGGCTATCTTCTCTGTGCCGTAAAGCATGCTTTTTGTTGGCTCTTCACGGTACCAGCCTTTGATACGTTTGATCCTCTTTGGTTTATCTGGTGACTTCCTTTTAGCGTCGTTTATAGCGATACTAGCGGTGATCTTATGCTGTTGATTATCGCGATACCATGCGTCAACCCGGGCCTTTTCGCATCCCTTGCACTCGCCTTTGTACACCCAGTAAGCTGCCCTAGATCGGCGGCGGCCGAACTGATCTAGCATCTTTATGTCACCGCACTTGATACACGGTTTTTCGCTCTGTGTGGCTGCAACGGTAATGTCGAACCCCTCGGGAGTAAGTGGATCTCGATTCATGCGGCCACTTGGCAGCCGACGGGACCTTGGCAGACTGGGTAGCCTTCCTCATTGATTCGGCTGATCTCAGCGCGGACGATGTAAACGCAGCCATCGATAATCTCAGCGATGGCGCTGGCTTCGGCGAGGTTAGCTGTGAGGCTGATTTCCTCCATTGTTGGGTGAGCGAGCAGTGCGTCCTCTTCAATCCAATCTCCCCATTTGGCTAACCAGTTCTCTTGAGCCTGCTCGATCGAAATAACCTCGGAGTTAATCAGATCACCGAGAGTTCGAATCTCGGTCAATCCTTTTGGGCCTGCGTGGTAGTAAGTCGTGCTCATGGATCTATGATACTACAATATTTCAACCCACAACTATTGTTAGAGTTTTATGCACAAAAAAGGCCCCTCGAATAGAGGGGCCTAGATGGGTTAGTCGGTTGGCTTTTGGCGGGAGTGGGTAGGGTGGCTAGTCGAGTGTATCACCGCCAAGATTCGCCCACATTGTTATACCCGTGATTGACAGATAGCGCTTCCCATTCTCAGAGGCATCAAATTCTTGAATTGCATCTCGAGTCGGTTCGATTTTATCGAATTGTTTCTGAGCCCATCGGGCGTCGTTCGCATTTGTTGTTAGTTCGGTTTGAGTGGGCATTTCGTGTTCATCCTTCCCAGATTAACGGCTCTGGGTGGCCGGTGGGTGCTTAGTTCTCAGCGTAGTAGGTGCAAAGATTTTCAAGCTCTGAAAACTCGTCGGCGGTCAAATCGCGAACTTGGCCGTCCGCCTCTTCGACATGGTATCTGATCGTTAGTCCGCTGTCTGCGTCGAGCCCGTTTGATGCGATTGCGAGACCTTCAAGTCCGTCGTATGCACTTGTTTCGTCGTCGATTGTGAGTAAGTAGTTCATTTCGTTTCATCCTTCCCTTGCGGGTATGCATTCATTATGCAGCCAAACATCATGCTTGGCAATACTTTCTAAGATTATTTCGACTTTTTATCGTGATCGAACCTGCGATCGTCGGCACCTGGCGCAAGCGGACGGCCACGGGCTGGAATCACGCGCTTGGCGGGGAAGCCCTCGATGCATATCCGCAGAGATTCTCTGATAATGTCGGTGATCGAAACACCGGAACCCTCCGCCACCTGAGCGATTGCGGAGAGCTCGCCCTCAGACCAGTAGATCGTGGTGGATGGGCCGTTTTTTTTCATGCCAGCACGCTCTGAAAGAATTCGATAGCGGCAGTCGATCCAACAGAGCAGCACAGCGTGCTTGGGAGGTGGACGTACACACGGTTGTTACCAGCCGTGAATTCGATTTGCGCTGATACCATTGGTGCGGTTAGATATGTCCTCGGGTCGAACGGAATAATCTTGGTCGCGTAAAGCGTTGCGGTGATCGTCGCGGGTTCGCTTTGGTCTGGGCGTGGGGCAAGCGCAATACTGTCGGCGCTCAATTCGAGCCTTACACCCTCAATAGCTGGAAGGCTTTGAGTGAAGATTGATTTGATGCCAGCCAATACAAGGGTGTCGATTTCAGTTGCGGTGAGTGTTTTCATTTCGTTTTGTCCTTGTTTTCAGATCGTAGCTGTTCAGTTCCATCCTTTCGGTGCGAGTGGGTCTGCTTGTCTTTCAGCTAACGGGCGGTAGTCGCCAACGAATCCAGCGGCGTCGATTGAGCATCCTGGAATCGTGAATCCAACCTCTTCCGTTGCCTTAACCATCGTTACCAGTTCTTCGTCGATTGCCTTAAGTGTATTCATGTCTCATATTATGCAGCCAAACATCATGTTTGGCAACTAAAAGCGAGAAAATATGCAAAAAAAGTCCCCGGCTATCAACCAGCCGGGGAATGCGTGGGCATCAGTAGAGCGGCAGTTGCCGTATGTGAGCGACCGCCGATTGAATACGATCGTGAAACTCCAGACTGTTCAGGTTCGCGAGCGCGGCGGCCATGCCGTGTGTGGCGATTCGCGCCGCTTTAGCGATATCATCACGGTTTACGGTCACGATCTCGCTCGGATAAAGCCGATCTCCAAACGAGTCCAGCGCATCGGTGTTTTCAAACGGCATTGTCATGTTATTTGACTCCAAAATACTTCTCAATCTCAGCGGTAAACCCGTGCTCATACAGCCATAGCCGGGCGTCGGACGGGCTGAGCGCCAACAGTTTCGTACCGGCCACCTGCAAACCCTTTTCGTCGCGACTCGCGTAAGGCGTGAGGCTCCCGCCGACCCCAACGATAAACCAGTTGCCAAACATGGACCGATAAAGTTCTTCCGTGCGGTGGTGCAGCTCGCTCACCATCTGGCTGCTAGGGGCCTTTGCCGAGGCGATCATCTTTGTACCAGGTGCGTCCGTGTCGTATACGCTTTGTTCAATTTTTCGCCTCATTCGACTCCCGCTAGGCGCTTAATATCGGCCAACGCAACCTCGTTGGACTCATAAAATCGCACTGGCGAGATCGGATAGCCAGACGCTTTGTAAATCTGCATAGCGGCAAACTCCGTGGACGTCCGCTTTTCGAGCGCGTAGCCCGCTTCACCCGCCAAATGTACGGCCCACCCAGCTCGGCAATGAGTCGTACCGCAGGTATGCCAGGTGGACATTTCCAACCCGACGGTTTGGATTGCATCGTAAATGGCCTTGTGAATATTCGGGATTGAGGGTATTTCAGGTGGCTCGATAGGCCGAGGTGCCATACCGCTACAACGGCTACAACCGCTACAACCGCTACAATCGCTACAATCGCTACAACCGCGACAACGGCTACAACCGCGACAACCGCGACAACCAAGGAGACTCGCTAAAGCTCGCCTCGCGGCGTCCTCCGATCCAAAATAAGCGACCGATGCGGTGTTACCGTTGGCGTCGGTTATGACACCATCTACAAATTCAAGTTGTGTTTCCATCTACCCAATCATAACACACCCGACTATAAAAATGTTAAACCGTCTATCTATTTTCGGCCAATGGCGAATATAATATGGGAGTGATGCCACAAACAGATTGCCGATACGAAGATTCATTTGCGGTCGTGAGTCTCACGCCTGAATGCGCACGAGAGGTTCGCGCACGGCGTAAGATCGCCGCCATTGCAATCATTCCCAAGAGGGTAAGCACAGCGGCCTACTACGAGTCAATGTTAGGCTTGGAATCTACGCTGGGCGCTTGTAGCAAAATCACGGAGGTGTATTACCAGCGCGGCGTTCAACGCGCTAAACAGCACCGTGAGCATTTGCGGGGTAGACCTTGGTGCGAGACTGAGATAACAAAGTCGGGTAGATATTGGACATGGGTGACGTACCGTGAGGGCTACGCGCTGGCATCAGGTTCAGCTAGATCACAAGTGCAAGCCGAAACCGATGCCCTGGAATCTATTCTATGGACTTAACGACACATACCTCTGATGCCTTGAATCGACTCTACTGCGAAGCCGTAGCCACTGGCCGTTGGTCGCTCTGCGAGCGGATCGAATTGGAGTTCGTTCGTCGGTTGCGGGTGGCTGAGATCTTGAGGGAACTATGAACAAGAAACTGGCAGGAACGATAGGCGAGCAGCGGTTTACCGCGTTGATCACTGACCCGGACTCAGATGGAGATGTTATTTGGCAAATAGAATTTGACGAGATGTATGGCGAGATGGAGCCAATCGAAGATTTCCAGGACTCAGCGGCGGCAGAAAAAGATCTTAGATCGGTACTCGAAAGGTTTGGGGCGAAAATCGACGAATAAGGGCCAAAAAACGAAATAGTCCGCACCCTTGGGGAAGGGGCGGACTATTCGCGGTGTCTGCTAATGAGGGTGATGGATTCCCAAACATCTTACACCAACTCCCGGTTTTGTGCTAGTGTTGGACCGATGAAGAGATTACTTCTCGCCGCGTCCCTCACCATTTTCGCGCCCGTGGCCTACACTCAGTCGTTGCCAACGCTGACAGCTCCAGCTAACGCAACCCCGGCGATCTACTACGATGCACGACTGAAAGTCCCCGGCGCTGTCCTGATCTCGCGGCTCGACACCCTCAAAAAGCTGTCGCTGGATGTGCAGGCAATCTACGGCGCTGAAAGCTCCGACACTCATTACCGATCGACGGTCGGACTTCTGGGCCTCGGGCTCACTCACACGTTCCCATTACTCTCGCACGTAACTGGGACATTTGGCGTTGCCGTGACAGTCACGAGCGGCCAGCAGCCGAGCGGCGGGGCTATCGCTTGTCTGGGGTGGAAGTTCTAGTTCGGGCCTGTGATATAATAACCCCGTCCCTTCAGGTCGGTGTTCATCGGGCGGTTGTGAGTGGCCGCCCAGTCCTTCGGCTTGGAACGGAAAGGACTATAACAATTTAACCTTTTCTAAATTACACCAATAGGTTTAAGGAGAGAAAGGCGGAACCGATCACGTAATAGATGGTGAAATAGGTAATAAGCGTGGCCTCTGAAATAAAGTGGTCTGGCGGGAAGGAAAGACTCCACATTGTTCGTAAAAACAACAGGCCGGTAGGCGATCCGAAAATGGATCATATGCCGAACCGGCCAACAATTTGAACCGAAAGGTTCGTTAGAGCTGCTAGGGTCGCTCCCTAGATGATGTTGGAGACACGGGGGAAACAACAAAGAATAGGCGAAAGCTAAAGCCCGACCAATTTTGGCCCGCGAGTTTTATTCACACGCTTGATGAGCGGGCCGATATCCTTCACGTGGAGCGTGTTTGGCTTAATGGCCGATTTACGAGACTCACGATCCAGCCTTTAACCCCCACGAATTCGAGGGGTTTAATCCGGGTTAAACTAACCGCATCGTTGATGCTGCTTAGTCGGGAATCCTAGTTACTCGAAACTCACTAGAAAGGTCTTTTTTTGAGTAGCTTTCTAGTAGCCGTGTTAACCTAACCCCATGCCAACCTACAAAGGTGCCGACACCACCGACCTTCTAACCGCCGACAATATCAGAGGCCTCGCGTTCATCGGCAAATACTGCGCTGACACCCCATCATTCCCGGACAAGCGATTAACCCACTCTGAGAAGGCGAGCCTCAAAGCCGCTGGTATCCCGTCGTTTTTTCTCTATGAGCGCGGCAACACCGCCGACTATTTCACCGGCGAGCAGGGTGCAGCCGATGCAGCGGCAACCGTCGCTTATTTCCAAGAGCTAGGCGTACCTGCGGGAATTCCGTGCTTTGCCTGCTACGACGATGATTTCAGCCCGTCGCAAATCATGGCGTATGCCCTTGCGTTTCACGATGAGATGAAAAGCTCGGGCTATCTCGCTGGTGCTTACGGTTCCGGACTCGTGCTAGGTGTGCTTCTGGCAGCGGGTATTATTCACTATTCGATGCTATCGAACGCTAAGGGGTGGCAGGGATACGACGATTTCCTAGGCAAGCAAGATATTCTGCAGCTCACTGGGTCTGCTAATGGGTTAAACTCAGATCCCGACGAGGCGACCAGCCTTGATGGGTGGAGTTGGCTTTAGGGAGCCGAGGTGATAAGATAACCCAAAACGGACGGTTCGCCTAGTGGTATGGCCCTAGAATTTGGATCTAGTACGCGGGTGTTCGATTCACTCACCGTCTGCCAACTTTCGGTATCATTCACGTGCGGTCGTGGCTCAGTGGTATACAGCGCTGGTCTCCAAAACCAGTATTTCGCGCGTTCGAATCGCGCCGACCGTGCCAACCTTTAGGGTATAGTCAAGCCCTCATGTTGCAAAACCTGAACCACTCGTATTTATCATCCTCGTACCTCAGTTATTGACAACTGACGGGAAGGGTGGCAGAGTGATTTATTGCCTTAGTCTTGAAAACTAATAGTCGGTATGACCGACACCAGGGTTTGAATCCCTGTCCTTCCTCCAACTTTATTTCTTGCTAGGTTGGCCGAGTGGACGATGGCAGATGCCTGTAAAGCAGATCCGTAAAAAGCACGTAGGTTCGAATCCTACACCTAGCACCAACTACATTTCGGGTCACTGGTGCAACTGGTAGACGCAAAAGGCTTAAACCCTTTCCAAGTCTGAGTTCGAATCTCAGGTGACCCACCACATATCCCCTGCTGGGCAAATTGGTAAAGTCGTCTGATTTAGGATCAGAAGTTATCTCAGTTCAAGTCTGAGGCGGGGGACCAATTTCACGGATGCGTGTCGGAGCGGCTTATCGAGCTTGATTGCTAATCAAAAGGGCTGAAACACGTCCCCCGAGTTCGAATCTCGGCGCATCCTCCAATCTTTAGGGTAGCCTTCCCCCGTCCATAGCCGCCACGGATGGCAAATAATACCGGCATGGGTTAGAATAGGGGCAACATGCGACACCCGAGAGTAGAGACAGCCGTAGAAGCCAACCAAGAGCGCCACCAATTAGTAGAGTGGGCTGTTAAGAGCCTCAAGAAGTGGGGGTCGGTCGTTGCGGTTCTAACTGGCCTAGTCACGATCGGCGGCGTCATGATCGATGGCGCGATGAACTACAGTGGCAAAGCGGACAAGACCACGGTCGACCTCCTGCGAGAAAAGACCGTAACAAAAGACGACTTTACCGAGTTCAAACTGACTACCGGTAAGCGGTTCGACAGCATTGACAATAGCTTAAACTCAATCCGCACGTTCCAATCGGACACCCGCGACCATCAAGTAGCGTTCGAAAACTTCCTCAAGGGTCAGATGTCACGAAATAAGTAACATGCCATTACCGTATCTACGTGTAAAATCGTGGAAGGCGGTGAATAATGGCGAAAATCAGCGAGATCGTTCAAACGTCCACGCTGATAAGCATTTTAATCGTTCTCATCCTCTGCTATCGCCGGTTCGCGGAAACTGAGGACATTCAGAAATTGCGCCTAAGAGCCCAGCAGCAAGAAGAGCGCGGGCGGCAGGCAATCGAAATAGGCCAACGCAAAGAGTGGCGCGGCATCCTAGACCAAATCCAGGCGCTTAAAGACACCGCTCATACCCAGCGGACGCAACTCCAAACTCAGGAGCAAGAGCTGCATTACATCAGGCTTGAGGCAGAACTACGCACAAAGCGAGATGAGGGTTATAATAAAATCCTAAGCCTAATGGCTCCCGTGAAACAAAATGACAAGCGAACAGATAGCCGAACTAGTAAGCATTGACAATTCAAAGGGTGGCACCCTTACCGAATCGATCGTCAGCCAGATCCTTTCCACCCTCTACGCCGAACTTGAGCAGTGGCAAGCACTCGTGAACTTTTGGCTGGAATACATCAAGGCTAATACGCCAATCTCGGGTGGCGGCGGTGGCTAGGGCACCCAAAGAACCGAATGACTGGCTAGTGCTGCTGAATCGTGGTGCTAGTCATCATCGGCGGGATTGTGATAGGATCGTGGACTAAATGAGAAAACGAGAATTCCCGATAGTCGGCATTATCATCGTAGTTTTCCTCGTAATCGTTTGGTATGCCCCCCAGGTTTGGGAGATGATGAGTCATTGAAAATTGACACGATCCTGTACGTCATCATGGGCGGCGTGGCATATGGTTCGACCGTCCCGTATGTCAATTCGATCATGTGGTGGTGCGGCCTGGCGTCGTCTATGCTGATACCATGGAAGGCGAAACGTTCGCCGGGGAAGGGGCAATAAGTGGCGCATGACCCCAACCTTTGGACCGAGATGCGGCAGGCTTATGTCAATCTCCGTGTGGCTGGCGAATCAATGGAGTCAGCCTTCGAAAAGGCTGGTTATAAGTGCTACAACTCTAAAGGGATTCGCTACGATACTCGTTACATACAAAGCCAAGCCCGGAGTATTGAAGATGTCCCTTGGGTTAAGCAAGAGATTCGGCGTCTGCGGATCAACAATTCCGAGGTTGCGCTTGAACGACTTCATCAGGTAGCAAACACATCCCCGACCGAGCTGGTAAACAATGTCATCGACTCGTGCCGGTTCTGTTGGGGCATCGACAATAAATACCAGCGCACGGCAAGAGAAATGGCCGATCAGCGCGAACAATGGGAAAAGAAGCTCAATCGGCTGTTGAATTCGAAAGACGAAAAAGAGCGAGAGCAGGCTTCCGAGATGGGCGAATTTGACGAAAAGGGCGGCATAGGATATAACCCTACGAAAGGGCCTAACCCGAAATGCGAGGAATGTTTCGGACGCGGGGTACCGGTCGTTATTCTTGCCGACACTCGCAATCTCAGTGACGGCGCGGTTTCACTCTATGCTGGTGTAAAGCAAACTGATAAGGGTATTGAAATGAAACTCCACGATCAGAACGCAGCTCGAATGGCTATGGCTAAACATCATGGGCTGCTAGTTGACAAGGTAGAACACAGCGGGAAAATAGATGTCGAACAACTCACCGCAGATCAGCGAGAAGCTGAAATCAGAGCTATCCTCACCTCAATCGGTGGAGGCGCTGAAGAAAGCGACGCCTGAACAGTTAGAACGCATCAAGCAATTGATTGGCGTGAAGACTTCACGAAATCGGGTTACCTTCGCTGACTTAAAGATCCGAACAAAGAGCAAGCAAATAATCCCTTTCGAGCCAAACTACATCCAACGCCAATATCTTAACAAGTTGTGTCCGCGATGGCGTGAAGGCGTATTTGCCCTAAAGGGCGTGAGAGACATCATACTCAAAGGTCGGCAACAGGGATTTTCGACGCTTATTCAGGCCATTTTCTTTTGCGAGACGCTAAATGGAGAGAACACCCAAACGGTTGTTCTAGCTCACGATTTAGAGTCGACGGAACGTATCTTCCAAATGGTACAGATTTTCTATGACAATCTTCCAGATCATAAGAAGCCGTTCGCCAAATATGCCTCGAAACGCATGTTTTATTGGCCGTCGATAAATTCTTACTACTCCGTGGGAACAGCGGGCGCTAAGACCTATGGGCGTGGCGGGACCATAAATAATGTCCACTTTTCAGAGGTCGCATTTGCCGAGTGTGCGGATTTGGTCGCATCGGCACTTCTCCAAGCGGTTCCGGTCGATGGAAACGTTTTCGAGGAATCAACCGCAAACGGAGTCGGCAATTACTTCAGCGACGAATGGGAACTGTCGCGCAATGGAGAAAGCGCGTTTCGCCGCCACTTTTGCCCGTGGTTTGAAACTTCTGAATATCGGCTGGCAACCGGCGCGGAGTTCGTATGTACGGACGACGAGCAAAAGAAAGCCGAACAGTTCGGGCTTGATGATGAGCAACTAAACTGGTATCGGACCAAGCGCAAGGAGCTAAAGGAAAAAGTGGCCCAGGAGTATCCTCACACTGAGGAGGAGGCATTTCTTTCGTCTGGACATCCCTACTTTGATCGAGACAAACTGACAGAGATCCTGGGGATGTGCAAAGACGCTATCCAGATCGAATCGCCCACTCCTACATCGAGGCTCGGTAAAGCGTGGACTAAACTAAAAGTCTGGAAAGTTCCAGTCGCTGGCCGGGGCTACATAATCAGCGCCGATACCGCCGAAGGACTGCCGGGAAAGAAAGGTGATGAATCCGACTTTGATTCCGCATCGGTTTGGGACGCGGAAACATACGAGCAGGTAGCCCACCTCCATGGAAAATGGGATACCCACGAATACGGACTCATTCTCGCCGAACTTGGGGTCTGGTACAACACCGCATTGATAGGCGTGGAGCGAAATAATCACGGTCATGCTGTCATAAACTCAATTCTCCATGCAGCCAATTACCCTCCAATGAAGCCTGGATCATTTGGAGGTCTTTACTTCCACGAGGAATACGACGCGCACGGCAAGTTCTCAGCGAGAAAGCCCGGATGGCCAACAACGCCTAAGACTAAGTATTTCGCACTTGATGGCCTAGCTTCCACGCTAATCGAAGGTGACTCAATCATCAATTGCAAGGAAACCATCGCCGAAATGATGCGGTATGTTAAACTCCCAGGTGGGCAAGCTGGCGGCGAGGCCGGATCGCACGATGATAGAGTAATGGACGCGGCAATAGGAGATGTACTTTTGAAACTCGGTCTATGGAAAAAGACAAGAAATCCCGCTGCTGATGCCGTTGAGTTCTTTAAGCTCATGGGTGCCACTAAGTGAAAATCACCAAGACGCCGCTATTCGCCACATTTAAGCGCATTTTCCAAGACCTAGGCCCAGGCGCAGTTCAAAGGGCAATTCAGGAAGCCGGACCTAAAATACGTGAACAGGCCCGCATAGAAATGGCCCAGGAGATAGGGCGCGCCATGACTGGAGACTTCAATCTTCAGTCCATGGTTCCCCAGTCATATCCTGCGACACAAGGCAGCCCCCATCCCTTGTATGGTTACGACTTCGCCAACTGGTTTGCAACTCCTTATAGCCCGCGAAGACGCCCAGACTCGCTAATCGACGTTCAAACTATCAGGCGCTTTGCGGACACATACGATATCGCCAGGTCGTGCATAAACCACCTGAAAAGAGAGGTGCAGGCCCAAAAATTTGCTATCGTTGCAAAAGATACAAAAGACACATCCAGGAGAACGAAATCAGATATTGAAGACGCCTACACGTTCTTTACCAAAGACGGTGGGCTCGGCGAGAAGAATGAAGGCCGAAGGCATTACGAATTAAAGATGTTCGAGGACGTGTTGGTTCTAGGGTGCTACGCCAGTTATTACGAACTTAGCCGGTCCAGCGACATCCTAAGGGTTCTCAACATCGATGCGGCTACGATTAGGCCGCGTATGGACTACTACGGATGGCCAGGACCAGGCGAGGATTGGTACGAACAATGGATTCAGGGGCTTATGGTGGGCGCGTTCAAACCTGAAGAAATCGAGTATGACGGCACGTGGCCAACATCAAATAGCCCATGGTTCAAGAGTCCTATTGAGTGGCTTTTAGGTTCAATTCTCTCGGCACTCAAGGCCGATGAATGGAATCGGGCGTGGCTGACAGATGGTACGCAGCCTGGACAAACGATAACACTTCCCGAAGGCGAAGCATGGACGCCTCAAGCCTGCAAAGATTACGTCGAATGGCTGACTGCAATGATGTCTGGGGATGCAAAAGCCCGTCAAAAGATGGTTTTTCTTCCCAAGGGCGCGCAAACGAAGGATAACAGCCGAAAGGACCAGGATTTTTCAGATTTCGAACTTTGGCTTGCCAAGAGAACCGGCGCTGTTTATGGAGTATCGCTCGCATCTATCGGATTTGAAGGATCTCAGTACAAGGTAAGCCAAGAAGGCAGTCAAAATCAGACATCTCAATTCGGCGCGGGCGCTTTGCTCGACCTTCGGAAAGAACACTACGACGGAATTTTAGCCAAACTCGGGTTCAATCATCTTGAAATACTTAACGGCGAGACTGCCGAAGAGAAGCCGATAGAAAAGGCCCAGCGCCTATTTATCGCCACAGGAAACGTCGGATGGATGAGCCCAAGCCAGGCGTCTCAGGAAATGGGCGGCGAAGCGGTCGAGGGCGCTGATGAGATCATGGTGCTAAACACTTTCCAGCCGCTCAGCCAAGCAATGGCACCCCCTCCGGTCGTGGTTGATCTGCCTATACCGACAGATCCAACCAAACAGGCACCCGGGCAGCAAGCAGCCGCCCATCCTGGAAATTCAAAGACTACGGCGCATAAGGCGGCAGCCAAGGCCGATATTAAACGGTGGCAAACGAAAGCGGTGAAAAGGATTAAAGACGGCAGAAGCCCGTCATGTACCTTTGAGTCGGAGTATTTGAGCCCATCAACTATTGACATGCTTACACGTATTCTCGGCGGTTGCGATTCCCTAGAAATGGTGTCCCGGGCATTTAAGTTGGCCGAAGACCAGATCGACTCTGGCGACGATGATTCAGACGATCAAGCAAAGAAAAAGGAGAAGCAAAGGCATCTTGTCGTACTGCTTCTTAACACGGTCGATGGTGCTCCAAGTGCCTTTGGGAATGCGATATCAAATCTTGAAACACAAAATCTGAGCGTGAAGGGCTTTGCGGACCAGGTAATCGAGGGATTGACGCCGTTGCATATCAAGGCGGCGACACTTGGACGCGTTCGCGCAACCGGTGGGACTATGCCTGCGTTGCCATCAGACGCTGATATCGCACTAGGAACTCGTGTCGCAGACTCACAAAGGATTTATCTCGAAAAGATGGCAACTCAGATCCTAGCCGAAGAACTGAGCGACAAGCAGGTTGCAGACCGAATGAAACTCTACGGACAGCGAACGGTAGGGACGGCAAACGAATCGTGGAAGGGCAACGTGGCTGATACAACTCTTATCAACTGGATAGACACGGGCGACAAATCGGAATGCGAAGACTGCCACGTACTTGCTGATAATGGCCCTTATACGACTGACACATTGCCCAGCGTTCCCGGCGACGGAGCAACCGAATGCCAGGTTCAGTGCCGGTGTTATCTCGAAACCGAGGGCGGTGAACGATCCTTCTATGATCCGGTCGACGAGATGCCGTGAAATTAGGTAGTGGTAACATTCACTCACCATGGTAAACCAGTATGTAATCACCTACAAAGACCCGGCAACGGGGAACGTCGACACAACAACGATTGAGCGACTCGGGCAGCCTCATCCTTCCGAAGTCGGTCAATGGGTTCTGGAAAACGGAATTAAGACAGACGAGTTTTGGATTCCAGGCGAATATCTCGTTAAGGTTGAACGCGATACCACTCCAGACCCAGTTGCCGAACCGGTGGACGCACCCGTTCCTGCCGAGGTTGGTACGGTGCCGATTGTTAGCGAAACCCCGCCGGATCCTATTCCAAACACGCAAGCAGCGCAAGTCGTAGACGCGCCGGCAGTGGGAGTCACACCCGAAGATCCGGCCGCTAATCAGTAGCACGACCTTAGTACGTGATACAATGAAAAGGCCCGCAGTCACGCGGGCCAAACACCAAGAGCATTAGAGGTGCCCAATGGATGAAAACAGTTTAACAGATAAGAAGACCTCCGTAGGTTCAGGAATGGCCTATACGACTGATGCGGATGGCTTGGTACATATTCCGAGTTTTTCCTTAGTGCCGTGCAAACCCGGATCGTGGAACGAAGCTCACGAAATAGATCCCCTTTCGGGCGCTAGAATCCTTCCGACAGAAGATGCATCCGTCGAATCCGAGTGGCAAAAACTGCACGAAATTGAGGCTAACCGCATGATCGCAAGCGGCGAGGGAAAGGTTCAAAAGTCGTGAACATTATTCTGGTTCCCGCTCATCTTGATGCGCTGTCTAAAATTCTGGATCAACCATGCGCTCAGCTTGGCGTCCGGGTGCCAATCGTCGAGAGTCAGCGGACTTGGTTCGGAGTTCCGGTAGGCCAACCTGAAAGAGCGTTCGTAGAGTGCTTCCCGGTCCTATTTGAGACACCTGATGGAGATCAAATACCAGCGTTCCAAGTCGGCGGCGCTAAACCTGGCAGATGGATAACAGAATGGGCCGACGCAGATGAGCGGTTAGACATGCCGCTTGGATATTGCCAAGGCCAATGGTTCTACAATCCGTTGCTTTGCGGAGAAGAAAGATGATTGAGATCCCAGACCCGACAAAAGGAACCGACGAGGAAAAGATAGCTTGGCTTTTGCGCGAGCTTAGCCGCGACTATCGCATCCAAATCTACGCAATCCGCGTGGCCTTTGGACGTTATGCATATCCTGGCATTGATGTTCGTTACCGTGGTCGGGTCGGATTCTTACCTTACGTAAAGTTCTGACATAAAGACTAAGATGCCTTTTTGAACCTAACTAATTGACTTTCCCGTGTTTTAGGATAGAATGCGGGAACAATGCCGCAGCTTGCAGAGATTTTTAGGGTTTGGAGTGGTAATGCTGCGTCACCCGGAAAGACCGTAACCGCAAACGGTAATCTCGTCCAACTTAACGGTTCCGTCAATTCTCCGACGATTCCTGTAGGTTCGCTTGATATGCTCGATATTAACGCGAACGTGACGAGCCTGCGTGGCGTCTTGCCGACTATTACGTTCGTTTGGTCACGGATAGATCCATTTGGAAACGCCTTTCCGATGGCAACTACCGGGCTCAGCGCGGCCGGAAAGGCGACACTCGACATTGGCCCAGGTCTTTCGAACGGATTCAGCCCGGGTTCTGTTGGCCAGTTATCGTGGACTTTGGCTGGTACAGTAATTTCGACAACCGTAGGAACCGGTGCCAACTCTACAACTCAGAATCTGAGTTCAACGACCGGCATACTGGCTGGTGACTCCCTTTTCTTCCATACTGCAAATGTGACGGTGACTGTTGTTAGTGTCACTGATGGCAGTCACCTCGTCGTTAATACAGCGGTCAGTTCAACAAATGGCGAAACTGTGACAGTGCCAAACACGCCAGCGGCAACCATGACGATCTTCGGAGAAGGCAAATGACGACAAACTTGGTAGACCTCGACCCTCAGTTGTATACGGCTGGCGGAAACTCCGTATCGTTCGATACCGACAAGCTTGACCACCAGCGAGGTTGTGAACGTTCTTAACACGCCATCCGTTACATTCTCCGCAAGCATCCAGGGCCGCTAAACGATCATGAGAAAAGAAAAGACAACCGGGCTTAACCTATTCTTCCCGATTACGAGGGTTGACGAAGAAACTCGAATAGTAGAAGGTGTGGCATTCGCTAACGAACAGGTTCAAGGTGACAAGCGCAAACTCCCTGCGTCGGTACTTGAGCGCGCTACACCTGACTACATGAAGTTCGCGGCTGTCCGTGAGATGCACGGCAAGAATGCAGCAGGCACCGCTCTACCGCTAGACCCGGAGATCGCCCGTCAGTGCGGCGTATTCTGGGAAGACCGAGACGGAAAGCGCGTGGCCGTCTTACGCTCGTACATTTCTGACGACGCGGCATTAAAGAAAGCACGCGACGGCACCTATAAAGGCTACTCCGTTGGCGTCATGCCTACCTCGGTTCGTGGAAACAATGTGGAGTCATGCACTTGGTACGAGACCTCACTTGTTGACCGTCCAGCTGACCCAGACGCTCTGCTTTCGATTGCCCGCGCGGATGGCATTCAAGAAGAGGGAGAATGCGCCATTCTCGACGATTACACCAGCGACGATGATCTGCTTTCTCGAATGTGGGGTGACGGAGATTTTGAGCCTATTCTAAGAGCCGAGGATGACGGTCTGGGTGAAATTATCGAACGGCAAAAGACAAAGTGGACAAAAGAAAAGCGTGATGCCCTGCCGGTTAAGAACTTCGCTTGGCCAGAAAAAAGGAAGTATCCAATTGAAGATCAAAAGGATGTCGACGACGCGGCGCGCCTAATCGGTCGAGCGCCCGAAGCAATGCGATCGAAGATCAAGTCGCGTATCATGTCTATCGCGAAGAGGCTTGACCTCAAGATTCCAGAGTCTTGGTCAACGGATGCAAGCGAGCGAACCGAGACCGATTTTTCGATCATGCGCGGCGCATTTGCCAGCATGATGACGAGCATGATGCCTTGGCGTCTCAGGTACATGGCATTTGACACCCTTTCAGATGCTATCGGGATGATTCAAAGCACCACCTATGCTGATCCGTCTCAGATGGAACACGACGTTAGGACCGCTCTCGACGAATTCGCGGAATTCATCATGCCAATCGTCAAAGACAAGTCCTGGCCAGACGCCGACTGCTTTGATGATATGGATAGTGACGAGGATGCCGAGCGCGGAGCGACGCCGACCCTCCTTCGCTTAATCCAAGCGAGTCGCAATCAGACGTTCCTCGAAAGAAGGGCTACTGAATCAGAAGCGGTAGCGATTGAGCGACTAGAAAAGATTTCAACTCTCGAAAGAGAATTGAGTACAGCAAATAGTGAACTCCTTACAGTGCAAGGGCTTGAAAGAGCCGCAAGAGAAGAAGTAGCGAAGCTGTCAAAAGAGCCACAACGTAGACCACCAGTTCGAATTACCGAAGGTATAGAGCGCAAATGGGGATCTATGTTGCCAGACGACGACGCAGCGGAAATCAAGCGTCTTCAGGACGAACACGCGGGCATTATGTCCCGCAGACTATCCATGACGGCAGGAGAGCGTGAAAATGCTTCTCACCGGCTAATCGTGCTCGAACAGCAGATAACCCGCCTCGGCGGCAGAGTCTACGCAAACCAATAGGAAATTTAAGAACATGAACTTTTCAGGAGTAAATTTTGACCCTCGGCTTGGCAGCTTCCGAGCTGCACATCTATCGGAAGGATGGGCAACCGGTGCTTCGCCTTTGCCGATTTCGCGCGGCATTTATACGGCAGGAATGACCGACGACATCCAGCGGCGAACGGCCATGATGGAGCGCGGAGAATTCGGAGGTGTCGATCCTTCTCAATTCTTGATGCAACTCCAGATGGACGTGCTTGCAAATATCAGCCGCGCGCAGACATCGGGCAACATCCCAACGCGGCAAGACCTTGAAGCCCCGGCGACGATGATTATTCCGCTGGATACACCGGTGCGAAATAAGTTGCCGCGTTCAATCGGATCGGGTCTTGCGTCTCAGTGGTTCACCGAGACGAGTCTAGGCGGCGGCTACGGCGTCTCCACAACCATACCAAGCGGTACAGCGTCTGCGACACAGACATTTGCAAACACCAATGGTATGCAGCCGGGAATGTCTTTGTTCTTCTCGCTCTCGAACATCTATGCAATTGTTTCCAGCGTCACGAGTTCAACCGTTGCTGTAATGACGAGTTCGATTACGACCACTACGAACGACGTGGTCACCATGGGACCATACGCAGAGCTTGGACAGAATCCTCAGCAGGCATTCTTTGCGGAGTCTGGCGCCCCTGCCAACGCCTCGGCGGTTTACCTTGAGATCACGAAGAGCTACAAACTGCTCGGCACACTCGGCTCAATTACTGGTTTGGCTATGGCGGCTGGTGCCACCTTCGATAATCAGTTGGCTGAAGAGAAGCGGGCGGCTATCTTTCGAACGATGCTTACGGAGGAGTTCGCTCTTATCAACGGTAGCTCGACAAGCGTTCTACCTCCGTTTGGTGACGGCACCAACGCTCTTGGATTTGATGGTTTCATCAACCTCATTAGCACGGCAAACGGTACGCCGGGTTCGCACATCCAAACAGCGGTGGGAGCCTTAACTCTTGCCCACCTAGATGCGCAGACGACCCGAGTTCACAATGACGGCGGACGCGATCAGTACATCATCTGCAACGCTCAAGAATCCCAGTCGATGGTTCATCTGGCAACCGGGTCTGGATCGACGAATCGAATCGTCACGCAGACCGCTAATATCACACTTGGCGCGACGGCGGCGTTCTACATGCAGCCAGTAAGCGGGCAACTTATCCCGATTCTGACATCGAGGTTCTGCCCAGCGGGAACAATTTTGTTCTGCTCTGAGCGAGGTCCAGACGGTATGGTCGCGGCTGACGTTCGCGTTCTGCCTCAAGTTCAGTTACCAGAGCTGGCACCTAACCAACCAATTCAAGGCTATACCGCGCAGGAACTTGCGCCTGCAATCGCATCGCCGCAGGTATATCCGTTCATCGTGAGTGTCTACGAAGTTCTTCGAATGAAGAACAACTACGTGTTCGCCAAGAGCACTGGCGTGACGGCGGTCTAGTCTGAACAACAACCCGCTTGGAGTGATATCTACGCGGGTTGATACGGAGCAAAACATGGTTCAAGAAAGACAATTAGTAAATACATTCAAGGCACCTCCAGTCGGATCTCAGGAAACGGCCGCCAACTTCAAAAAGTTCACCGTAGAACGGTCGGACTTCATTGAGTTGCCGGGATGCCTCAGTGTTACCGAGATTCGGTTAGACGGGCACATAATCCCGCCATACGAAGACCGGGAAGTTCTTGCAAATACAACGGGAGCGACGAAGCCTATCAGGGTCCAACTTTACAGCTTGCAGGATTCGATTCATGGGCCGATCCTTATGAGGTCTGAGCAATCAAACGACGGTGCTTGGCAGGCAGGATCTACCATCTGGGTTTCCGGTACATGGCAAGACGATCAGCCTGCCACGAGCGGCAAGAAGTAATACGGCAACATGGCAGAAAGCGCATACCCCACGGATAGCCAAATTTCGACATTTGTGACTAACTCTGGGGTTGTTCTGCCATCCGGATACGTTTTCACAAACTACGGAGCGGCGGCGTCCGCGTGGTGGGAGGAGCAAACCGGCTACCAGCCGTTTTTGCAGACCGCAAGCGCGACTAGGACGTTTAATCCTCCAGGTGATCAACCTAAGAATCGCTCGTGGACTAACCTGCAGTGGGGCGGCGGCACCATTCTAAACCTCAATGCCGCAATAGCTAATCAGGCCGCCTTTGTGTCTCTCAGCGTTCAAGGCGTTACTGCCGCGTGGACTTTAGGCACAAATTTTTGGCTTGAGCCAATCAACGCTCCAGCGCAAGGCCAACCTTACACTCGCATTCGATTCTCCTATCCAATATATGGCGCGGCGTACTGCGTTTCTGTTACCGCTTTATGGGGATGGGGCGCAACAATACCGGAGGATGCTTTCCAAGCCATACTTCGAAAGGGCGCTCAGATGGCGATGGTCGATATTCTTGAGGGAATCGCCACTGCAACGCTGTCCATCTATCAGGGCGACGAGCGGTTTGTTATTGAACCGCGCATTCTGATGAAGTCGGGTGAGGGATGGGGGCTTTATGCAGATAGGGCGGCTGAGCGGTACAAATTCCGAAATTGGGGGCTGATTTGAACCTTCAGTCAGTGGTTCTGCAGAGATGCCGCGCGGCCAGCACGGGCAATATGACGAGCACGGGGCAGCAGCTTTTACTTACCACAACGAAGAACCCGGACGGCTCGGATGCGTCAACCTTTACCGCGCAGACGCCGACATTCAAGTGCAACCTGCAAGAGGTAAGGGGCAACTCTTTGCCGCTTCCGTTCTCAGATATTGATCTAGCGTTCTACAAACTGTTCACGCCTTACACCATCGTGTTTAAGGCGCGAGATAGGGTCACGGTTGACGGAATAACCTACGAGGTTCAGGACACAGACCTTTACAGATCGCCCGACCAGATTAGTCATGTCTATCTGATATCGAGAACACAGCTATGATTGATCTCCAAGTTCAGGCAAACTTTCCAAGGCTAGCCGCTTTCTCAAGGAACCTGCAGGATGCGATGATAGTTGGCGTTCAGGCGGCAGCGGTTGAGGTTGAGCTCATCGCTATTTCGGAAGTGCTACTTTACGAAGCATACGACACTTACGCTCTCATGGAGTCGATTTACGTCAGCGTCTACGGCTATTCGACTTACGAGGAAAAGGCGGACATGGCAGCGGACGCCGCATTAAACAACCCAACGAACTGGCCAGATATTCGGCAGACAAAAATATTTAATGGTGATGATCCATATTTAGTTTTGGATCCGAAAGTAGAGAGCCAATCGCGGTACGACGCGTGGGTAGCGGTCGCAGCAGCGCACGGGAAATATGTCGAGAACGGCTATCTTTCTTGGTACAACAATTGGGTGCCCGCTCGCCCATTCTGGCAGGCCACAGCAGACCGCGCACGGCCAGAAGTGCTTAGAATACTAAGCGAAGCGTTAAATCAGGCACAATACGGAAGAGCTACGGCGCTTCCGGCAATTCCTTAAAATTCATGTAACATAGGCGCAATATGCACATCTCACGAAGATCGGTTTTAACTTCAGCTTTCCTGGCCTCTCTCGTCGCGCTTATTCCGCAATATTTCCGAAAGGCGTTCACACCTAAGCACCCAGAGATAACGCTTGCGTCGCTTGACCGCGAGTCCGACTTCGGTCCCGACGACATCCTCCAATCGATTGTCGTATCGAAGCACGACTCAGACGAAATGGTCGAGATTGCGACAGGAAGGCGCGGAGGACATGCATCGCGCAGAATCGTTGATCCAGCCACTAACAATTCCATACCTCCGACAGTGACAGGGTTCATGAGTTGGAGACATGGCACCCTTGCAAAGGTCATTGCAAGCGACGGCATTCAAAAGGGACACGTTCTCTTTGTCGTAAAAGGGAAGGATATTTACACGGTAGAAAAGGAAATCACTGTCTAAATGTACGATCAGCAAGCAGTCGATACTTGGGTTTACGGGCAACTTTCAGCCGACTCTACGCTGATAGCCATGCTTCCTTCCGGTGCGTCGAGCATCTATAACCAAAAGCCACCCGCTGGCGTTTTGCCGCCATACATCATTTTCAATGCGGTCCCGTCTCCTGATACAAAGACCAATGGTAACGTCCGCGTGATATCAACGTGGAATGTGTCGGCGCAAATGGTTATAATTGATCCAGACACAGGAAAGCCCGTTGCGGACAGTGCGGCGGCTCTCATTGACCAAGACATGTTTACCGGTGGCGTTTCTCAAAATGGTTTTTGGATCATTTGTTCACGAACCAAGGCAATTAACCTTGCGCCGGACCAAAGGGACCGTCTGTACCGCTATGTCGGCGGGAACTACAAGATTGATCTAAGGCCAATGTCTCAGCCGAGCTAGGAAACGAAAACGAAATGGCAATCACTTATGAAGCCGCAGCTAGTCTGCTTGAGGATGTGGTCGGGACTGTTAGCTATACGGCTGGTACCGGCGATACGGGAGTTTTATCTACTTACGCAACGTCAATAATTGTCAACCTCGACAAGGTGACTATCAAACGCTCGATGGACAATTCCGACCATAGCGGAGGACAGAATCCGGAAAAGATCATGCGTGGGACAAAGTTCGACACGCAGACAGACATTGACCTAAAGTTCTACGTTGACGCCAATACGGCTGTTTTTTTGCCAGGTCTTCAGGTTAAGTTTGCCGCAGTCGTCACCATCGGAGAGCACAACGTCGCAGTAACGATTTTCGGAATCATCACTGATATCGACAATGAATTCGCTGGTCCTTCAACAATGAAGATCAGCATCAAGCCTTATGCTGTTGGCGGAAACGCCTCATACACAGCGGTCTACACCTAAACATCATGGCAAGTCTCAGGTCGCAACTCGGAAAAAAACTATCCTACAAAACGGCTGTGGCCGAATACCAGGGAGAAACATATCAGTTCGGAGGGTTCCCTTCGAGTTCCATGGTTCTGGACCAAGGAATGCCTGACGCTAAGGCCGAAGGCATTTGCAAATTGTGGAATGTCCAATTCTGCCCTGAAGGTGCAGACGGGCGGAAGATTAGCCCAGTTCCCGAGACATTTACGCCCGGGAACCTTCCTCAAATCAAAGCTGTTCTGCATTATCTAATCCAGGCAGAAGGCGAAGATCCGCTTCAGCTAACGGACATTGCCGACATCTTTTCGACTTCCCCGGGACTATTTGCAAATCTCTACGCAGCGGCGATGAATGTTATGACCGCATCCAATGTCGTGGAAGTGGCAGCGGGAAACTTGCCAGCCGAAGAGACTGCGACCTAGAGGTATGGGTTGTTAAAACCACTGGCAAACCTACTTCAGTTCTTCGGCGTGAAGGTTGGACTTCCCAAGAAATAGCGGATGCGGTGGGAGCGGGGTATATATTTCAAGCGGAGTTCGAGCAACGCATGGTTGAAATAATAAAAAGGTTGGTGCCGAGATAACCCCTGATATCCTCGCGATCCTGATCACGGTTCGAGGTGCGCAGCTGGCTGTATCTGCCGTCAATGGCGTTACCGGTGCCTTAACGAGCGCGCAAGTTGCCGCTCGGGCGTTAATCCCAATTCTTCGCGCTTTGGCGGTTGCCGTCGTCTTTCTTGGCGCTTCGCTAAAGGCCGCTGGCGAGGACGAGTCGATGCGCCTTCAGCTTCAGGCGCTAACGCATGACGGCAGTATTGCGATGTCCCAGATACGGGCCATACGTGCTGAATCAGAACGCGGGTTGTTCGACAAGGAGGAACTTTTTCAAGCCAGAAAGATTTTTGATGAAACCGGCGCTTCGATCAAGGAACTTTTGCCGCTATCAGAAGAGTTGGCCCTGCGATCCAACAAGGGCCTTGATGCTACGTCTCGGATTTTTGCGTCACTAGAAGGCGGCGGTATCGCACGTCTTGGCGCCGTTCTTCGTTCTGCCGGTCTAACCGTCGATGCTTTGAGAGGCGCTGGACTTGATGTAACCAAGTCGTATCAGGTCAAGAGTTCCCCCCAGGAAACACTAAGGGTTCTCAAAGAGCTTCTAAGCAAAGATAGTCTTTCCGATGCGCTAGGCGGATCTCTGAACGCTAGTTCTAAGGGAGCAATCGCGGCATTAAAGGATCTGTTCAGAAGCATAGGTGACGGTCTTCTGCCGGTCATCAAGCCCGCACTTTACTTGCTAACAGGACTGCTGAAGACCTTCACATATCTCAATGACATTACCCACGGATGGTTCGGGAACATCCTTCTTGCTGTGGGCGCGCTCAAGACGATCGGTGTTGTTCTGCCCATCATTGTCGATCTAGTCGACTGGTTTAAGGTTCTCGCATTCTGGGACGCGCTTTTGGTGGCGCTCAATAACCCTTGGGCTGCAATCGCAAATGCCATTGGCGCAGTCGTAACTGCCATCAAGGCGCTTGCAAGCGCAGAAAAACTGGCTGCTGCATGGGCCGCAATCCTTGATGCGCTAGATGGAAACTGGGTCGCGCTTGGCGCGGGCGCTGCCGTAGCCGCTGCTGTAGGAATCGCTTGGCATTTTGGAAATGCTCAGGAGGGCGAGAAAGACGGTCCTGCCGCTGAGCGTCCACGTAGACGCTCCGACGTTGAGAATTTACTACAACGTCAACGGGCTAAGCAGTGGGCCTAGAAACTAATGTAAGGCTCGCCGTAGTCGCCGTTTGTGAGCGCAAGAACAGTTGCGGTAATAATTGCAAGCGCAAGCAGAATAACCACGGTATCGTGGCTGAGACGCCGATGCACGTGGTTTCTAGTCGGTATTGGTATCCTAAAGCCCGGTGGTAGCATACGCATCTAGGATATTTTAGCCCATGCCAGATATTACGGTTCTTCTTAATTACCCTCGAAGTGAAAAGTATCATGCACCGTGGAGTGTCCTAAAGACAGCGCACGGGATGTCGTTCTCATATCCTCAGAACGGAGTGTTCTTCAATACCGACACACTTGCGCCTTTTCTTTGGCAAGAACCAAATAGCGGAATCATCATAATCAAGCCAACATTCTTGACAGCAAAGCGATTTGATCCAGCTTACGTTTCTAAGACATGGTTGATTCCGACTAGCCTAAACTATGGTGGAACTGCCGCAGGCGGGAGACTTTTCACTTATTTTGGATCGACAGGCACCGACACCGCCGCGCAATCCGAATATGTGATGTCCAGTCCTAAGCTTACGACCATTACAGACACACGCACTGGATTGGCTGTTGACGGCAACCTTCAGAACTTTATCAACCGCGCTAACTACTCCGCTCAAAGTATGGTATGGAGCCTTCAAACGCAGGTCCAACTTGCCGCTAACCAGGCATGGTCATTTTTAATCGCTCCTAGCTCCATCCCTCCTGATTTCGCCGACACGTTCTTTATGATCGCGTTTGGAGGGAAATTCATCCTTGAGATCACCATGGCCGGAATTGCTTACATGTGGGGCGACGTTGACGGCAACGGCACCTACGTTCACATTGACACCTACGTGATGAGAGACGGCGGCGTGAACATGAACCAAGCCTTTCAGGTGTCCGTCATCCCGCTTTCTAAGCGATTCCTTAGTGTTAGTTTCACGCAAGCGACGGCACCAGGAGTTCACGGCAGGGCCTCGACTTATGCCAGCAAACCCGACAGTTTCTTGACCGTACTTCGCGGACAAGGCCCTCAGAATCCTGCCGACAACAACCTTGAGCCTCAGTGGGATGCAGGTCTGGCGCAATGGGTGAAATATCCAGCAGCGCCAATAACAATAGGACTCGTCAGCAACGATTTTGACTATCATTTCGTCATCGCAACCGGATATTTCCCTGGGTCTGCGACGGCTTACATGGCCAAGGAATATCCGCCTGAAAAGGCGACGTGGAGCGGGATTAACTATACAATCTCGTCATGTTATTACAACCAATATGAAGCCGTAGGTGGCACACCGACCGCGATAGGTGTCATTCTGGTTGACCAAAACGGGACGCCGTATGATCCTGCTTCGGGAAATGCGCTTGTATCCGAAATAAGTCTTTCCCCTTCTTATCCCCTCCAGATCTACACCCCTGAAATTCACGCGTATGGCGTTAGCTACCCGCCATACGTTCAAACTCCGGACTGGACGCCTATTGATGTCTCGGAGGACTGGCAACTAATTCGATTCATCCTTTCGACCGATCTAAATGCGCAACGCGTCGAGATGAAGTTGCTGCGAGACAATGACTGGCTAAATCTCATGAAAATGGCGGGGCCATGCCGCATTTCGGCACTCAATAATAGCGGAGTATCCCAAGTGCTTTGCGACTTCTACGCAGAACGCCAGCAGCCGACCGTAGAGGGTTCAAATCAGCTTATCGTAGACCAGTTTGAAGGTCTTGACATGTGGGATCGACTGAATAACTCGCCGCTTCTCATCGAGACCGTACTTGAAGGCGACCAAGTGGCAGTTCAGATACAGCAGGCAATTATAGACGCTGGATTCCTTTCGTCTGAGGTGTTCATAGACTATGCCGCGAGCCCAGAACTAACGTCGATGACGTTCGGACTTTTAACCAATCCGAACGACATTTTGAGGCCGAATTCAGATACCTCGTGCGGTGACTTCATTCGTAATTGTGCCGAGAAAATAGGAGTCCAATTCTCTCCGCCGATTCGCGTTCGATGGGTTTCAAACGGGACCGGGGGAATGTGGTGGCGGATCTACCTTGGCCCGATTTACACCGTGAATACCGGCTACGCTCACGGCAATTGCCAGTTGCGATTCTTTCTCGACGACTCGCTGGTTTCAACCGACACGTACGGTAGCGATCAGGCTAGGTGGCAAGCTGGCGACTTCATTGTAGTCGGAAATGATGAGTGGACAGTTACCAGACCGATATTCAACGCGATCCTGGCGAGCGCGGCCAAGGGAGTGGACGGCAAAGAAGGGTCCGAAGTCCGCTACATACCCGCACCTGCCCGCGTGTTAAACGATCCGTCGTATATAGGATTCGAAGGAGGGGAGCGGATAAAGCAACTTGCGACCGAGGAGCTTCAGATTTCCCAGACAGCAAATTCAGTCGAGGTGATCGCGCGGCAATACTATGAGCAGAATTACAATCTGAAACGATTGCGGCACCGCGAATTTCCCGGCGAGTGGCAACCTGAAGTTGACGTTGATATGTTCGTTGCGATTATCGGCGTTGCTCCTTTTGATAACTCGACAATGGGATACAGCGCGGGAGATCCGATCAGTTACGGCGCTTATCGAATTGAGCATATAGACACCGAGATACGCCATGATTTCACCGTCGAGGGCTCCGCTTCGTCGCGTTGGGAGTGGGAGGGATCATACACTTTGACTTATGTCGGGCCGTACACTGATGCAGGTTTCACAATTAACGGAACAGTAACGCCGCTCAAGATGTGGACGTCTGCGGCAAATCTGCCCGATGATTACGACTTGCCAGCGAACTGGTAGTTCTAACGGGTTCAGTCTAAACCGTGACGGGTTGTGATAATATCTGCCTACGTTCAAGCAAACGTTTGGAGTTATGAGGGTCGGACTGGTGAGCCTGTTTAGGCGAAACGCGCCGGTCACGAATTGCGCCACAGTTGAGGCGCGGAGGGAGGCAGTCATCAGCGCGGGAATCATTGATCAGTTGACGGACTCGCCAAAAGAGCGGTTACTAAGAATTAGCCTTGAGGTTAGCGATCCACGCAATGCATTCTAATTTAGCAAGGAAACAACAATGATCAAAAAACTACTGAGTCTGTTTAGGGCAAACGCGACCGCGACCGTTATTGTTCACGAATCGTCGGATGAGGTGAAAATAGAGCGCAACGATGATGGCGCATTATCGGCGAAAGATATATCCACAATCCTCCTATCAAAGCGAGCCAAAGCATTTAAGTAAATGAGGTCTACCGATTTTGAATACGCAAAGCAGTCAGAAGGCAAGCTTCGGCATCACCAAAACGTAGCGGGCGAGAGATCCCCGTACACCCGGGGGAAGGCGCTTGCACAACTGATAAACGTCGAACAACTTCCGAAGTCGACGTATCTGAATATGGCGTATACGACAGGCACAGCACAGCCAGTTTTTTTCTTCGTTGCGGGATATTCCCGGGTTGATGGCCCTGACGTGGTGCGCTAATCAAATCACGGGCGGTGCGGGTCCATTTTTAATTGTTTAACGTGAAACAATTGCCGGTTGCAGGCGAGCGACCGGCTTGGCCGGGTCAGTGTCTCCGTGACGTGGATCATGCGATTCTCGGCGCAACGCGCTCCGAAACGTTTGCCCTCACGAATCGACTCCGGTCGATTGTGAACTATAGCCCTTCATAAACAATATTATCGGAGCCCTGGTTCGTGGGTTCAGATAATATTTATTATGACAGGGCGAACTTGTCATTGCCGAGGCCCACCAAACCGGTTGCCGCGAACCGGCTCCTGGTAAGGTACAAACAACTTGGAACGAAGCGACAAGTATGGCGACATGAGGCATAAGGTGACGACATCCCAGTAAACGGACTCATAGCTAGTTGGACGCCTCTTCACGTCCAACTTGGAATCACAAATTGTTGTGACTCGATTCTCCAGAGTATTTGGACACCGGACTCGGTAGATATCAACTACTGGCAGATCGAGTGCGCATCGGTTCCTACAGGAGGCGGTACGTGGTCGGTGCAGATTACCGAGGTCAACGCATACGGACCAACCGGAGGATATCTTAACCTACCCTTCGGCGGCCTCAGCTATTCCGGGTCTGGCACTTCTGTAACGTGCGATCTCTATTTCAACAATTGGAAGGTTTACGGCACTAATAATGCTAAATGGTATGTCGTCTGGGACTCGCTCAGCGTCTACGTCAACGGGTCGCTTATGGCAACATTATCGGGAAACAACGTCACATCTGACGCGCTAGGTCCTAGCTGGGTGCCTATATTTTCCGGCATCGTGCAGTTTACGGGTAATGGGCAAGTTAATTATTCCTCTTCGGTTTTCGGAGGCTGGCGTTATCAGGTAGCAGGTACGTGGTACTCAGCGCCAGTCGCAGGGCTTCCACCGATAGCGGATGCACCATTGAGCGGCCCAGGAGTGTACTACTCGATACCACCGGTTTATGGAACCTTTACGGCTCCATTTGGTCTGGCTGCTGCGGGTGTTGTCGTCACCAGTTCCACTTATGGAACTCAGATGCAGGTTAGCAATATCGCGGGCACACCGATCAAAACGCAGTCGGGAACCTTCGTGATGATTCCAAACCTGCCAAAGTCGATTAACCGCCTCAATTCGGATTATGGGGCCACATTCTGGCGATATGCGGTTCCGCAGGTGCAAGCGTCATCAACACGGACATTCAGCGAGATAAAAGTGCCTGTTTCTGCGGGATGGCACGCTAGTTCAAGTGCTACAACCAACGTAGTCAGTCGTGCGGGTACGGGCAGCTACGAGGTCGGACCAACCGTTTCGCCTATCGAATCTCAGTTCTTGCTTCCCAGCTACTGTCTAGGCCAAGTCAGCAACTACGAGCAACTAATTATTACGGTGATCGATGGGGTTGTCGTAGCCAGCAACCAGGAGATATTAAACACTGACTACGCGGTGTCTATGGATTCCGTGACCGGCTCAGAGTCGTGGTCTAGCGGTGCTTATCCTGTTGCACCTTACATGAGCCACGCTGACATTAGGTGCAACTATTTCAACTCGTGCGTTTGTAACCCTCATTGGTCGATTGGGTATTACACCGGGCCTTGGAACCTTGAGGGCGCACCGACGACGTGGGAGACCTATTGGGGGTTCATCCGCGAACAGTTCATGTCAGCGCAGGGAAGGCGCAATCATATCGTTTCGTGCCCACTAGAGACGAGCGGTTACACTCCATTTTTGGACACCTATTTCCAGAGTCCGACAGGCTACGGTATGCGGTGGATTGGCGTTTCAAGGTGGCAGACGGACACAGTTTCCCCTTTAAGCAGCTTAACCCCGGATTCGTCATCGTCGCCCAATTGGAGTGTGGTTAGCGGTTCGTGTTCGCTCGCTTTCGGTGGGACTGTCACAGTCACCCCGATATCATCGGTTTGCTCTTTCCGATTGGCGCTGGAATCGTTCGATTACAGCCCGTTCATGTACGCTCAGATTTGCCAGTCTATTTTGCTGAACTGGCCCGCAACGAACATCACTACAGCTCAGGTTTATGTCGTTTCGTCTGACGGCACCACACAAACCCTTTTGGAAGTGAGCCCGTCGGACGGATTCACAACCCCAGCACATACCTACAATTTCCCTCAAGTTCTCGACGCGAAATATGCAGGATCGTGGGGCATTGACAACGGGTACGGCGTTGTATCCGACACCGGAACGGATTACGCCGCAGGTGGCATGTCTGCGTCGATCATGGGCAGTCCCACTCAGGCAGTTGGATTTGAAATGGAGTTGGGTCGGCAAGGTGCTTATCTGCTATTCGTCTTCACGCCAACTTCGACGGGAACGACCTTCCAAATTGATTACCCTCAGTTCAACGCGGCCACATCGAAGTTGTTGCTCCAAGAGAATGGGCAGCTCGCAGATGTCCTATACGCGAACGGGCCAGCTATTCGGCTAGGTAACCACGTTTGGTACAACGGATCGTTTAATGATCCGCCGTCTAACAGTGGGCTCGGATACAAAGGAACCGTCATCGACTGGCTTGCCGACAAACGCGGATTGTTCTTGGGAGTCACCCCCACCGGTGGCACTCCCAGTCTGACAACCGAATGCACACAACTTTACGACGCATTTGAAGGGCAATCGATCGGGCAGGTAGACGACGATTCGAATTACTTTTTGCTCCCGGCAGATCCGTTGCACCCGAACGAATCGGTCTATAAATCCGCTTTGGTTAACTCATGGTCAGAGGTCCCGCCAATGTGCGGGTACCCAACCTTTAACCGCAGTGCGGCTACATGGCTACCTGCGGCTAGCCTTTGCCAAAGTTCGTGGAGTTGGGTTCAAGTGCCGAGGCGGTTGACCTCAGCAGCCACAAGGGCTGACCTATTTGCGCCGGACGGCGTGACGATGCTAACAAGCCTTTCATCACTCACGATTGACGGATGGTACGTTACCGAATCGAGCCCTATCATCACAAACACGGAGTCACCTAACTTCTGGATTATTACGGTAGCGGCGGGAAACAAGAAGTGGGCCAAAGTCACGCCTTGGCATGGATGGTTCAGCCTATTGACTGTTGGCGCTCCTGCGGAAGTCGATCTTGCGTGCGATTCTAACGGTATTGTCTATCGGTGCCTTTCCGATGGTTCGCAAATCCTACTACTAAGATTCAACTTTGCCGACGTCAACGATATGTTCACCGCGTTCACGCCGACTAGCAGTGCTCCAACTACGTGCAATAATGCAAGCATAGCTTGCGGTCCCACCAACAAGCTTCTAATCGTTTTTGACGATGGCACAACTACTTGGATTATCCGGTCGACCAACGCGGGGCAAACGTGGAGCGCACCGATGAGTGTGGCACCCGGGACGTGGCCAGAACCGGCCATTGATGCAATTTCAGCAACTCAGTTTGTCGCTATTTCAGACGGCGCAAACTACAACTGTTGGCGCATGACTACTAGCGACGCTTCCTTTTCGAATGTCGGCACGATATGCGCCGGGTCAGGAGCAAAGGTTGGCCTTACGGTTCGCCAGTCCGTGAAACGAGAACTAATATTCGAAATATCAATCGCTGGCACCGTCCAAAGGTACATATCGTACAATATGGGCGTGAACTGGAACGCGAGCTAAGACTATGAGCGCAAATCTAAACCTGCTTACTCCGAACATGCCGTTCGCGTCGAACATTTTTAACGACAATGTAAATTGCGCTCAGCTAAACATACAGGCGCAGCAAGGGATTGGCGTCGTTAGCGGAATGACTCTATCGACCGGAGGCGGATCGACTCTAAATATAGCCTCTGGGATAGTCCAGAACCCTCGAACGGTTGCATATTCAGGAGGGACGTTCACCGTTCCAAGCAACGGCACTTGGTACGTAATGTGTAACTGGGTAGCCGGTACGCCAGACCCTTCGACAGGGCTATCGGCTTACACGTTTTCATTTAGTGTTCAGTCGGGACCAACACCTCCTGGAGGCCAAGTCTGCCTTGGGCAGATCACGATGGCAGCCGGGACGATTACTAACGTCTCGAATGCAGGCCTTCTTGTCATCCCGCATGTGTCTGGCTCCCAATGGATTGCAGGCCAAAGCAGGATGGTGATAGACGACTCGACCGGGATAACAACGGTGCAAAATCTTCAAGGCAACGTCGCGGTTAAGAATGTTCTTCAACCCGGAGACGCCGCCGTGATCGATGCGAACTATCAGGTCTCCATCTTCAAATCATTCACCGTGCCACCTGGCGCGACTTTCACTAATAACGGACTTTTTAGGGTAACAACATAATATGGCTGGAACACTTCAAGCTAACGGCGGCGATTTACTTGTCAATTCTATCAGTGGCAATGGCGTACCGTTCACAAAATCGCTATTGACGCTAACATATGCTGACGCTGACATTACGCTTACATCGGGCCAATATCAGAACCCAACGATTAACTGCATAGGAACAAATACTGCTCAAAGGAAGCTAGTTTTGCCCTTGGTAGCTGGCGCTGAGTGGTATGTGGCCAACAATGGCACGGGCCAAAACATTCAGGCTATCGGCTCGACAGGTACCGGCATCATTGTCCCGACTACTGACGGATGCTTCCTTTGGAGCGACGGTGTGAACATCTATCGAAAGACCCCTAACGCAACGATTACGACATAAAATGAAAAAACTACTGCAATCGAAACTTACAATCCCGCTTTGCGGGTTTTTTGCTTTGTTGTGCCTGATCGGAGCCGCATATCAAGGAAACGGTTGGTATTACAACGCATCGCCAATCACATGCTTTCCCGGGTCTGCTTGCGCAGGGCAGACGGACATCAACGGCTACCTCAAGGTCAACGTGGCAGCAGGCGGGTCGGCTCCTGTCGGTACGACATGGCTGCAAGACAACAGTTCGGCAACGGCTGCATCTCCAGGCGTGACAACTCATACTTCCAAAGCATCTGCGGCAACGCTGGATGGCCTACTTGTCTCCAATTACTCGGGCGGTCTACTGTATTTCCAGGTCTGGAACACCGCAAGCGCACTGACAAGTGGAACATCAACCGGTCCCGTCCTCGAATACCCGGTTGGCCTTGGTGTCTCATCTTCTCCAACCATCTTCGCGATAGGCGCGGCATATTGGGGTCCAGGTGGGCTAACCGGTACTTTTACAACTGGACTGACTTGGAGCTTATCGAGCACAAGCCAGCTCTACACGTCGGTGGCTACGGGCCTAGCATCGGTTGAGGTCGACTACAAATGAAAAAGCTATTTACATCTTTGGTTCTCGTTTTCCTTGCTTGCTTGTCGTTTGGGCAGAGCAGCGGGATATCCCTTGGGCTTGGA